AAACAAGCCGCTTCCATCACTGAAAGAGATGTATCCCATTGCGGTGTATCTACTGTCCAAGTTTCTCCAACACCTTCACAAGTCACTTGGTCAATGATTGAAGGATTATTAGAACAACTGCTACAAGTAGGTCGTACTAGGGTAGGGTCTTCTACAACCGAACAAATAAATGTTCTTGGTGAAGGTCCACCACCAACTTCAGAGAATGATGCTGTGTCGCCCGCTAACATATCGACCATATTTTTAGCACCGGAAGTTAAATCCCAGTCAACATCTGAAACTGTTAGGTCGTATGCAAATTTGTATTGTGTATTTGGTTTTAAATCAGCCTCGAACCAAGTCAAAGCAACTTGAAGGCCGTCTGTGTATGCTGTGACAATTTGAGTACCTTCAGTAAAGAGAGTATCAAATTGGTATGCAATACCGTTAGCCCAAGGTCGTGCTATATCTACTGGCACATCAAAGCCACTATTTTTAAGTAGTTCTACCTCAAAAGCGTCTGCGGCAAAGGAACTATTCTGTACTAAATTTGTTGTTTCATAGGTGATGTCCATTCCGCCATTGGGAATTAACTCGGTCGGTGACACAAAATCAGCCGAGCGAGATGCGACATTAATTAAAAAGTCTTTATATTCGGGAAGGTGCTCTAAATTTTCCATTACTTCTAGAGACTTGAGCATCAAGGCCAAGTCCTTTACTAGAAGGTCAGGCGCATCTAACTTAATATTCAAAGAGTCCAGGAAGGAACTCTTTTGTTGCTCGATTGTATTCAACTCGGTTAGAGTGAATGTGTGACCTGTATAGTGTGCCATTTATTAATTTCCTATAATTTTTATTCGGACGATACTTCGCTCATATAATTCAGTTGCATAGAGGTCCTGACGAAAGTGTCACTAACTCCTAGCATCTCGAACTCCTGCATTCGGACGAAATTGTTCTGTTGTTGAATCATTAAATTTGTGCGTTCTCGCCACGTTTTAAAGGTCTCATCCTTCCTTACGTATGGAATAACTGTTGTCCCTAATGCCATTTGACTCTATCCCCCCTCAATTAAGTCGGTTACCAACTTTTTGAGTTGTTTTATTTCGTTCTTCATACTATTTATACTTCGCTTTGAATCCTTCTTAGCCTTTTCTGATAATCTATGCTGTTCCATCACTCTTTTTCGTTGGGCATACGCATCAACATCGGTAAATATTACGGCACCAGTATAGGGGTCTTTTTTATAAGTTGCTTCTTTAGCCATCATTCATTCTCCTATGTCATCGCCAATACTCTCATCTCTCTAATTGCAGGCAAATAGCAACGATGAGTGGTATGTAGTTCAATTTTAATTCTAAAGTGGTCAAATTCAGCAGGCACTTTCTTCAATGGAGTAAATGTATGTTCTACAAACTCCATATCCGTTATGATGGATGGATTTGTTATAGTATTTCCACTATCTTTCATCTCTCTCCAAGATATTGGGTCTTCCTCTATAACAGCAAGACCAATCGGGTAATCTGGATGCTCTTGAGGAACAATAGAGTCAATCTCAAGAATTGGAACTTCCTCTGAAGAGAATGTTCCGTCTGGAAGCATAATCTTCTTATAGAACTTCCTGTTCAAATCGTCATCCCATAGTCCGAACCAGATGTCTCCAACTTCATAAAGAGTGAGGTCAGTCTGTCCTGCAAATGGATATGATGACCCAGTCGCATCAGCCGTAACACCTTCTAAATCTTCTTTACATATGAAACAGGTTCTAATGATTGATTTCATATTAGATATATCAACCAAGTGCATCATCGTTAAGTTGGCTGGGTCGTCATCACCATCAACATAAGCAGTAGATACTGCCGCACTTGACCCAGTTCCTTGTATAACACCAGTCCAATTCGCAATCCCTGATTGCTGAACCGTGATAGTATTCTCTGGACTATTAGTTCCAGATGGATAAATGTGTGCGTAATACTCTTCAAAATCATTTACATTGTAATCACCGTGTGTAACTGTGTTTGCATATGGGGTAGTCGTGATATATCTAGGGATAACTGTACCTGTATCATAGTAAACTTTGACGTATGTATTAGGAACTTCTTGGACAGACAACCACATCTGTAAGTCCGTGGCAAAATTTCTCAACTTAACATCTTTAGACTGATAAATTCCTTTTTCATTCTTTGGTATAGGTGAAGTATCCCATATCATATTATTAACAAGGATAGTCGATAGCCTCTCTTTATTAATAACAGGAGAAACATTTGGATTTTCTGTCGAAAAAGTCGTGGCATATGATAATGGAGTATATTGATAACCAGATGCGATAGTGTGAGAACCATCAAGGCTTACTACATCATCTAGGATTACATCTTCATTATCTAGGACACCACTAATACTGTCATTTGTGTTGCCATTAATAATAGCCTCGATTCCCAAAGTCGTTCCTGAAAGAACAAGTGGCTGGAAATTAGGCATAAATGAGGCCGCTTCTTTAACTCCATTGAAAGGCTTCATATTAATCTGTAAGTCACCAGTAGGACTAAACTGACATCTATTCATATCAAATTTAATATCTTTCAATTGTTCAGGTGTCCAAGTACGGTTATTCTGAGAAGTAAACATCGAACCAAGATATGGTTGTTCACTAATATATTTACCACTTAGCAAATCAACTTCTCCTAATTCAGAAATCCACATATTATATTTTAGGGAATCCGATATTACAACAAAGCAATATTCAGTATTATTCATTAGATAAATTGGGTCATCGAATTGGAATCTCGTGCTAACGGCTCCATCCGTAGAAGTAGCAACTTGGTCTGGATAAAGCATCTTAGATGCGAGTGGAATTTGTGTCGTTGTTGGGAAACCATTTATCATTGTTCTGATTTCTACTCGGACTGGAGTTGATTCATCGTCTTTTGACCAGAAAAACAGGTCAATTGAATCTATGAATGCTCCGCCATCTGAATCAGCAACTAGAAAGGATTCTGCTACTGGGTCATAATACTCTCTAACCGTTCTTGCTTCTCTTCCGTTTGTGAGTCCGTTTCTAGATTCCTGTATAGTTCTTGTCCCACCTAAAATAGCCTGTTCATCTCTAATCGACTCATCAACTCTATAACTTTCTAGTGTAGATAGAATATCACGTTGTCGCCTGTCCAATGTACCCGCAGAAGTAAATACTCCTACTGCTTGAGTAGTCATTAATTCTGGTTGAATGAAATTATCTTTTATTGCAAGTATTTTCATACCCGTTCTAATTCGTACTCCGTTTGGTCCTTCTGAAGGTATCTGTAGTACAGCCCCTGCAATTTGTCCGATAGAGTTAGTCTGAACTGGGTCTCCCATACTTCCGCCTGATGGCGTGATATAAGCATCAACATTAATTTCATCAAACTCAAAGTGCATTACAGTATTTGGTCGCAATTTCTCTACGTCAATAGTAACAGGAACTGACCTCATCCAAGGGATAGCAGAAGAGTCTACGAATCTGTCACCAACTTGGGTGCGAATATCATTGATATCCATCCAAGACCTTGTTCCGCTTCTTGCTTGATTCTCGGTTTCTTGTTGTTGTTGGTCCCAAGTTTCTACATTTGTTACAGTTCTCCAAACAGTTCTTTGTCGACTAGGGCGATTATTAATGGTTCCTGAACCCCAGTGAGTACCAGAATTCCACGCTTGTTCCGCAGTTCCACTGCCACCACCAAAACTAAGATTGCTTGAAAAAGTGACTATTTCTTCACCGCCTCGTACATTTTCTCTTCCACCGATATTAGCCCATCCAGACCATTCAGTCTGCCAAGCATTCCATCGTGTCTGCACACCAAAAGTTTCTACTTGCTGGCGTACTTCATTGTTATTTTCATTTTGAATAATAACGTCAGGCATATAAAGTTCTTCAAACCACGTGTCAGATTGTGGAGTAAGCGTACAGAATCCAACCCAAGATTTTCTTGCGAATGGATTCAAGTTAATTACTTGTGAGCCATACGGCTGTGTAATCCACGCTTCTTGTACTGTGAAATCAAGTGTATATGTCAGATTATTTGTTTTCATATTGTTATTTACACCACCTTCGCAGTCCATACCGTACATTTCATACGGGACAGTACAAATTCCTGCTTCTGGATAGATGGAGCAATAATATGCTTCATCTACAACATCTCCGATGCCGTGGTCAACGAATGGGTCGATTAACATACCATTCTTATATCTCTCGAATCCTGCTGTATCAATAACTTGCATATCAGCAGTTGCCTTCTCCAAGAGGTTTAAGGCTGTGTAATACTCTAAATTTTCTAGTCTATTTTCTATACCACGGATGTCCTGCATCGTAAATCTTTTATTTTTTACGTGCCTGACATTAATATTTTTATGATTATAAGTGTATGCTGGTACAAACAAATTGTACAGTGTCATCTCATTCAGTTCTTCAGTTGGAAGCCTAGGCTCATCTGAAGGAAATCCCTGTTTGATTTTAATTTGCCCATCATCGTTAATTACTAATCGGTCTCTTCGTGGTTGATAGTAATCATAAGAAACAGAAATACTAGACTCAGGTAGAGGCAAATATGTACCAACTGCATAATCATCCTCAGATGCTCTAAAGTCTATGTGGTCAGCAAGGTTACGACTTGCAGTTTTTGAATCACGATATCCCGGAACATCATCGTAAATAATACCAGCATCAGTATATGAGTTGACAGCAAAATAATTTGCAGTCGTAATATTACCAAATGTGTATGCTTTGTATGTTACTGTATACGTACCCGGCTGTGATGCGTTCACACTATCGTTCCACGTGAGAACTCCATCATTAAATGTCGTATCAGTTATATTCTCTTCTAAATCAAATTTTGCAGTTACATCCGATGTATCAGGAGCAACAATAGAAACAATTTCAGTAGTAGCGTGTGGAATAGTAAGAGTATCATTAGCCAATACGATAGCACCAGTTGATTCTCCGAAAGACAATGCTCTCCACGATGCGTTGCTCATATACATATCTGCCATAATTGAAATATTATGTCCAGATAATGATGTATCAGCAGTTCCAGAGGCTTGGTCTAGAATTGTGATTAATGCTGTAGTGTTTCCAGATAAATCTGCTTGCCAAGTAGGACCAGCCGCGACTGTTCCGTATTGTGGTATAACTGAATTTGAGAACTCATCCCAAATATAAAGAACTCGTTCCCAGTGCATATCGTTGAAAACAGCAGGCACTGAAGCGAGAGCACCAGATAATGATGCTGTAGAATTTTTTTGTGTACTAAATGTAACCTGTCCAAGAGATAGTGATGCCGTTTTTGAATGTATTTTATACATCCAAGGATAATTAACTCCCTTTTTAACAGCAACGCCAGTAGGACGATAAAGTTTTGCGTATACTCCTAAATCTGCTTCTGAAACAATAAAGTGTGCAGGAGAAATCGCATCAAGCCCTATGTCGTTCTCAAGATAAATTCTGTACATATTGCCGACTTTTCTAACGTGAGTAACACGTTGACGGACACCAATAGTATTTGGAGTTGTATTAGCAGACGTATGGTTGGAATCTGTTACGAATATAATGTATTCTTTATTAACGACATTAAAAACACCATTCATATCGGTTACTGATTCGACTTCAAAATATGGTCCGAATTCAGGAGTGAAATGGTCATTTGCTACGTGGCGAGTTGTTCTTGCCCGTTCTGCTTCAACTGTAATAGGAACTAGGAGTTCGTGTCCATATCCATTAATATATGCTTTTGATGGCTCTACTTTTACTTTAAATTTGTCTGCCGTACTGCCCTCTTTAAATTCAATAGGAAATGGATTAAGTGTATAATTTCCAGATTCATCGAAAGTACGTTGAGCCATCTCATTGGATAGCAGTGAATAGTCAGTCGCTTCGTATTTTGTAGTGATTAGTCCATTATCCACATCCATTAACCACATCCACTTGTTTTTTTCGAGTGAATCGGCTTCTTTAATGAGTGTTAGAGTTTTTTGGTATCTGTCACCACCCGGTGCGTTCTGATTATAGAAACCAGATGCTGGGTCAAGTAGACGAGGGTCAGTCGTTGATTCTACAATAACCTCTTCAATATCAAATCCAACTTTAGTTGTTGGTATGTCAGACAGAGGGTCTAGAAAAATTGTTTGTTCAAGAACAGGAGTAAAGAATCCGTCTAACCAATAAACGCCACGAGCAACTCTTGCCTCTAATGCTTCTCCAGTGCCAACAATGACACCTGCTTTATAGATTTTAGTGGGGTCATACCAAGAGTTGTCAATACAATCTCCGTTGACATCGAAACCACCATCACAAACTGTATCGTAAGTAAATAGGTTTTCGCTTGATACAAATGTTCCAGAAAGGATTCGATAATAGTATATCGGTTGAGTTTCATCATCGTGAAGTTGCTCAATAACAGCAACGGCATTAGATGTTTCTCCGTATACGACACGATTCAACCAAGAGGCATCTGTAGCCGCTAGTTGTATCCACTGTCGTTTATTGACATTAACTTGTCCACCAACAACAGGTGAGCCATTTTTCCAGATATGGTTGGCCGAAGCCGACATCTGATTCTGAAGAATCGACTGTATTTGTGTTAATTCTCTGGCTTGTACTGCACGACCAGGATTAAATAAGATTTTTAAAAATCTATCATCTGAATCGTAATCATCATAATATGGAGATGTGTTAAAGTTATATGCCATTCGCTATTATCCTAAAATATTATTCGTACTTTAATATCCCACCCCAAAAGGGGTAGGATATACTTTTAACTCTAAAAACTTTTTAGAATTCTACTACGAGTTTCAAATCTTCAATCTGGTCAGAAGCACGAGTAATCGCACGCCTGTTTTCGAGATAGATTAACTGTCCACTATCTGATTCCAAACTTGTATCTGCATCAGCATATACGGCCGCCTGGGCTTTCGTTCCGCCACCTGCTAGTTCTGGATTACGTAGCAATCCAATCTGTCTAAAGTCATCGTTTTCTGGGAATCCGTCTGAGGTTTCCAATCTAACGTGAATTAGTCCGTGGTGAGTTTTCGCTGTAAAGATAGAATCTATATCTCCGAAATCTGCTTGTTCAGAACCCGCTAGAACTCCAGTACCTGATATAACAGGCATCCAGTCATTCGTAGTCGAGTTAATAATGTCATTCAATTCCAATTTATATAGGAATGTCCATACATAGTTGTCAGACGTACTGATTGGTTGAGAGGTAAGACCCGCAACATCTCCAGTGTAGCCAGTTGGCTCTTCAGAAGCACCAGTTGGTAGCCATAAGCCACCGACAGTTCCTTCACACGTTGTACGAGATACAGCAGTTCCTCCATCATAAACTCCACCAACATAACATTTGCCAGTTGATGGTTCGCCTGTACACATATAAACTCGATATTCCGAGTTCATTACTGTAGAGTGATATCCTATTTTAGATACGAATGAACGTCCAGGTTCAGCGATTGCAGTGATTCCGTTTGCGGCATCACCATCAAATGCTATAGTATCTCCCGTGTCCCAGTCAATACGTGGTAACACTGGTGAGATATCATCGTTCTGGATTCTCTTGGTACCAACAATGTCGGCCCAATATTGTGATTCGTGTTCATCGAGTGGGTCAGGTAGTGTAAAGTTACCTGAACTTTCGTCATTTCCTTGAGCATCATTAGGCCAAGCGTCAGACCGCCCGAAACCCAGATACAGGAAGTTGTCGTCAACAGAACCAGTAGTTTTGAACTGGTCGATGAAAACCATCAAGTTCTGTGTTCTGAATTTACTGGTTACAATTGCACCCATTTTGCTAACTCCTTAAAATTATATTTAGTTTGATTAATTAATCAGAACTATTTATACGTTTTATTGCTAAACTTATTCAATAGTTCTCTCTGTTTATGATGGGTCTTTCGGCCACACATCAGTTTCATCAATTACGACTGTATGTTCGTGGTCTCCTAACCCATTACCCGCTGTACTTTGTTGCCATTCGCCGCCCTGGGGTACAGAACCCGTATAACTTATTAAACTGTGATTATCATAGTCACTAGTTTGTGAAATAATGCCATATTGAGAGCCAGTATACTCCAGCACCAATTCGTGAGTATATGCTGAAGCGTGAGTGGAATCTCTCTGTGGTGTTGTTATATATGTGCCACTCAAAAGACTGGCGTACTCTGATACTGTTATCCAATAATCGTGGTCGTGGTAACCTCCAGTCAATAAGAACGTATGAACGGTTATTCCAGTACCAGCGATAATGTCATATTGACTTATTCCATCCACTACGAATTCTCCAACTCCCGCATTTGCATACGGATTAAATTTGATGGTATATCCGTGATAGTGGCTATCGGCTCCGTTTGGAGAATCAAAGAAGATTATTCCATAATTGCTGTTTTGTTCATTGATTAACTCATTCGCCTGGGCCAGCGTGATAGGTTCACACATTCTACCAGCATATTGGCCTGCAGTATCTAATTCACAATCCTCATACAATAGATGGTCGTGTGACCCCTCACCCTCAATAAATGACGGTTGAATGTAAAGAACTGGCGGTTCATTCGCTTGTAGTATCGTGTTTATATATGTCTTTCGTTCAGACATATCCTCTACCGTTGCCGTTGAGGTACTAGTAGAAACATCATATGTCGTTACTGGACTACCAACTGTCGTTTGCTGACCATANTCAGAATANTGTGTTACNGTTGTAGTTGTGGTTGTTATTTGTGTTGTAGTCGTTACTGTGGTTGTTACCAAATCACTATATGTAATGATTATAGTGGTATCGCCAGTGCCTGGTGTATCATTATATGTGGTTGATACAGGACTTAACTCTGTAGAACTCACCTCTGTAGTTACATTAGGTGCTGAAGTCAATACTTCGTCAGACGATTCAATTTTAGTTATGTAAATACTACCGCCTGCTTGTTGTTCACTTCCAGAAGGCTGAAGCAGTGGATTCCAATCGATTGTCAAGTTATGCCAGTGAAGTCCTTCAGATTCGTTTTCTACAACTGAAACATAATATTTGGATGGGTCTTGTATCGCATCTTCAATACCACCTCTAATCCAAGTAATAGAAGATTCTACATAGAATATATCATTCGGGTCATCCCATTTAATTATATACTCGTGGAAGTGGGCGCCCTCTATAGAATCGTAAATAGTAATAGAATCTTCGACACCATCAATTAGTTGCATTGCTTCTGCAACTGTCATTCCGTGGGCATATGCAACTTCGTTGTTCCAAGCAAATGGTCCAACAAGTGTGCCATTATGGAAATGTGGGTGAGAACCACCAGGATACGGATAACCAGGTGAGCCAAATGATGGCATAATCTCCATTATTTCATTAAATCCAGATATACTTGATAGGTTCTGTACGTTTGTTGGATGTGCGTGAGTTCGTTGCTCCCCTTCATCAAAGAATTGTAATCCATCACTTGATGACCATTTTTCAATATCTTGTGCGTAAAATGTCAGTGTATTGGAATCATACCAGACTCTAACAGCGTGATAATGGTCTCCAGTACCAATACTTGTGTACATTATAACTTCAGGAACAGCCCCATTAATTAAATCCGTTGTTTCATTATCAGTAAGTGGAAGAGCCTCTCGACCAGCATTGACACCAATTGTGTCTAATGTTGTACCATTAAATGCGTGTAAATGGTCTGTTTCAGAACCTGTAAGTTCATCCCAATCGTGTGCGTGAGATAATGTAATATCAGGTGCAGTATACAATGGAGTACCATTCCAGCCCAAATGGGTAAGAATACCATTAACTGCCAATGAGTGTTCGTGTGTTCTATTAATCTCGCTAACTGGAGTGAATTCGCCTGTTCCATTAACATCCCACAATTCTTCTAGTTCGTCTGCCACAAATTGCTGTGTGGATAAATTCCACATAATCTTATATTTGTGATAATGTAAATGCTGTCCAGAATTCTCAATGGAAGAGAAAACATATAATTGATTCACAACTCCGTTGGCCAATTCTTCTGCTTGTATTCGTGAGACTGGTACCGCAAGTCTATCTGAATTTGGACCAAATGTATCCAGTTCTGAACTATCAAAGTAGTGAATATGACTATTTTCGCCATATTCATTAGCACCAAGTATTTCTACAATTGGAGCAGTTTCGATATAAACATCTCCAGTACCTGTGTCAACTTCTGGCTGCCAAGGAGTATCAGCACCAGTATCATATGGTTCCCATTCTCCTGTTGTTTCGTTATAGTGCCAACCAGCAGAGGAACCAATTTGTGTTTCAGTGTCTAGTACGGCAGTCCAAGATGCTATGACTGGATGAACGTGAGAAGCAGGGTCGTTATAAACCCATATTGGGAAGAACGCATCCCATTCTGTCATCTCAATATCTGATATCTCTATGGCAGAAAACAATTCTTGTGCGGAATCGTATGTTACTTTATATCCGTGTACGTGAGCCATCTCACTCGCTGGTATTTGTGATTGTGCAGGAGTTTCAGTAGATGAATCAAAGGTCTCTGTTAATTTGTATATGGCAGTATTGTTTGGTCCAGTACCTTGATACGTATTAATACCAACACGTGTGGAGAGATAAATTTCTCCATTTGTATCTTCGCCTAATGCTAGTAATGACTTATCGTGAGTTGTAAGAGTTACTATTTCAGAAACTGGGTCCCAGAAAGAAAGTGATTTTCTTGTATATCCTACATCTCCAGAGTATTCAACAAACGTAAATACATCGTGTTGCTCTGGATTAGTCTGGGATAATAGGTTCCAAGTATTGAAAGTAGCATTCCACATAATCGTAAACGTATGTGTATAAAGTTCTGCGTGAACACTATCCGATTGAACAACAACTACTGTACTGCCTGGATTTGATTGACAAAATTCAACTTGTGCAGGAGTCAATTCGCAAGTATGACCGTGGTCAGCGCCATTAACTGCATTAGGTGTAATAGTGAAACTAGCAGATAGTCCTTCGGGGTTCTCTTCTAGTGAATATATGTGTCCATTAGTACCATCCCAACTCGTGCTCCAATCACCAAATATGTATTTTCCTAACATTCCATCCAATAGAGTACCACGATATACGAATCCGCCAGTAATACTGATACCAGTTCCGTGACTGTACTCGTGTATCGGATGCTTTAATGATTGTAAATATTCTGTAGTATTAGAGTATTGTAAATTAAGAGCGATTTGGTCAATGATTGCTTGGTCTTGTTCAAAGTAATGATATGATTCCATTACTCTCCAACCATAGTTGCCACCCTTTTCAATGATGTTAATTTCTTCAAATTTGTTCTGTCCTACGTCTGCACACCACAATCTATCGTCTGTATCGAAAGAAAATCTCCAAGGATTACGTAATCCATAAGCCCATATCTCTTCTTTGAAATATACTAGACCCGTATCGCCATATAATCTCGGCGTTTCTTTGAATGGGTTATCTGCNGGGATTGTATACGGTATTCCCTGCACGGNATCAGGGGTTACGTCAACTCTAAGAATTGTTCCTAAAAGATTAGATGGGTTCTGTGCATTACCATAAAGTCCGTGTGTATCTACACCAGAACCTGTCGAAGAATCTCCTGCTGAACCACCATCTCCTAGTCCGATATAAAGATATCCATCAGGTCCAAATATTAATTGACCACCATTATGATTCATATCTGGCTGAGGAATCGTGAATAGATTTCTTTCAGTCGCAATATCTACAGTCGCGGCTGCCACGTTTGCAGTGAATTCTGAAATAACAGTAGTCGAGAGTGGATAGCCATAGNCACCAGTTGCTGGTCCTTGTTCTGTCATATAATAGACGTATAATAACCCGTTAGTTGCGTAGTCTGGATGAAATGTTATCCCTAATGTACCACGTTCATCGTAAGCACCAAATGGTCCTAATCCTATAACGTGTTGAATAGTCGTTAAGTCAAAAAATAAAGTTGAAACACCAGTTGTTGTGTGTAAGAGATATACAAGTCCAGACTGGTCAACAATAACAATTTTATCTGGGTCCATCGGATATGGCGCCAGTGTTGCAATATCTGTAACTTGGTCCGTTACTAGAACATCACCAACTAAGTCGCCTGAATCACCTGAACCAGGTACTGATTGAATAAAGTTACTTGAATATAATTCAACCCAGTCTACGTTTGGATTCAATGTTGGTGACCAAACTTGATTATGATGAAAAGTAAATCCTGCTTCGCCTGTATGAGCAACAAGTGTTGCATCATCTATAGAATTAAATACATTTTGTGGCCAAGTATTACCTGCGTAATCGCTACCACCCATTATTGCTGGGTCGACAGGTAAGTTTGGTTGAAAATTATAACATATCCAAGTCGCAATTGGAGTATAAACAAATCCGTGTGTTAATGCGTTTCCTTGGAAATCTGTATGCGTAGCCCAATCAACATCATACGTAACTGTATATTCGTGGTAGTGGGAAGATAATTCACCACTATTGTCTATTGTACCGCCCTGGAAGACGCCATTAGCATCGACATTCGGAATACCATTATTAAGTTTTCCTATATTATCGTATAGTGTAACAGACGTTATTGTACCGTCTATTAATTCTCTTGCTTGTGTTCTTGTGAGACAATCTGAAGTACGACCTCTTTGTCTGTCTACTATTTGTCCCTCTTCAAACCAATGCTCGTGATTCGTTGCTTCTGGCAAGAATGATGTATCGTGTTTTCCAGCGTGGAATTTTGGAATCTCAAAAGCATCTCTGTTTAATAATGCTCGTGTTTGTTCGTAAGATATTCCAGCAGTAGTGGCCGTCTTACCGTGAACAATTAAATTAGTAATTTCTACAGCAGGAGTTTCAAATTCGTGGACGTGGAATGCGGCCGCACCGACAGTCATATTCGGTAATTCAAGTCCCTTAGTTACTGTAGTGCTAACCAAAGGAGCAAATCCATTACCTGTACCTTTATGATGTATTTCATTCGGTGCGTTTTCAAATGCTTGAACTTGTACTGAATCAATTACGTCATTTGTAACTCCGTATACCTTTTGAACGATTGTATTCTCTCTATTTTGCTCAAAATGACCATAAGATTTTTCTGGAGCATATTCTGCCTCAGGCATAAATGCTTCGACCCATTCGAGAACTTTTCTAAGATGTTTGTAAACACCAAGTTCGTAGATATCACAAGAAATCATACGACCATCAGTAGCACCGTCAAGACTATCTCTGATAATTAATTCTGTTACAGAAGGCGGAAATTCGTCAATTGGAAGAACCCGAAGAAGTTTATAGTATTCAAAGAGAACTTTCTCTGGATACGCATCCAATCCAAGTTTAACATCTTTATTAAGCCAAGAGATTGTATATAATTTCTCTTTCAAGAAAGTACCAATCTTCAGTGGGTCGTGTGTCTGAATATCAACTCCAACGTGTTCGCCTGGGGCTGACCAATTATCTGGAGTAATAAGAGCGGACCTTGCATCAAGTCTCATCATCATTTCAATGATGTACTCATCAAAGCCTTGTTCTAAGTGTACACCGAATCCAGTATGAGCGTGTCCAAGACGACCGTGTTGTTCTGATTCTTGGTCCCATATATCGATTGCAACATCGAGATAAGAGAATATCATAACAATTAACTTCGCATAATCTGTAGGCACTTCAATCTTCAAGTCAACAGTGGACTGGAAGGAGAATTCAGCGAATAATTTTAGTCCAACTGGGTGGACAAGTTTCTTTAAGACTTCTCGATAAGACTGAATCGGAACTTCTGATTTAACAACATATGAGAAGTCTTGATAATAATCGTTATCTTGTAATTTTCTGTCAGAAGATAAGAAACCAGCACTATCTAACCAATAACCATTTGTTTTCCAAACGGCAGTTTTTACGTTTGGCTGTGTTGCCAAATCATTAAGTACGTCACATTCTTCCCTTGTTCCAGGTGGTGTAGATACGCCTTGTAATATATCAGTCGCTACATCTTGAACAACTGTCGTTACATCAAGAAGTGGATACCAATCAAGAAAAGCAGACTCGCCATAATAAGGAGAATCTTTATTCCATCCGTCAGGATGTAGTGCGGCCATACAGTCGATTTCGGTAGTGAATGTCCCTAAAACTGGCCAATCAGGAGATGTTGTACAGAACGATTCAGTTGGAGTAGGATTCCAATACATACCACCAGTATTAAATATTTTCTCTCCAACTTCAAAATCACCAGCGATATTCACGAGATTAAATTTTGTATAGTCTACGTCAATGCCCTTGACTTCAGCAGTAGCACCAGAGTTAAGACCTGTAATAGATACTCTAGACGGAACATAGTGTACTTCATTCGGGTGTCCAGAAATGTGCATCCATTTATCTGTCCATCTATGCCCGTTAACAATACATTCACCCTCTGTCCTTATGCCGTCTGAAATAATTTGAGCAACATATGGAACAACATTGAGTTGTGTTCCTACGTCTTCCCAAATTTGTTCATCTTTAATAAAGGTTCCGTTAACTTCTGTGAGTAGTAGTCTTTCGTAATCTGTGGTAGATATTGACTCGTCCATATCAACGAAAGCAGTTGCCCCGGAGATTTGGCCGATAATCTTTTTATTATAAATGTTCCTAACTGTTTCAGGCTGTTGAACATTTTCAGTTGCGCCTTCATATTCGCCACCAACTTCGGTCGCGGCTTTGTCTGTTAAAATTGTAATCCACTGAGGCTCATACCATACAGAACCAGATGCTTTCCACATCCATTGCTTTGGATACATCGTTTCAACATTTTCATCGAAATCTCGTCTGAAGAGGAAGTCTAAGGCAGAGGTAGTACCTTTTTGTCTATAGACTGGCTGAATGTTTTTTGATAGAAAAGCCTTATCTGTAGTGGGTACAGTAGGGTCGATAGCAGTATGAGGAGTACCGTGAAGATACTGTTTCTCAAATTCTGGAATAAATTGGTCCAGAGCGTGGTCGACATCCACGTTCTGAATTAAATCTGTTATCTGGGTATATTCGCCGAGTTCACCATTGACACTCGTTTCACGTTCCAAGTATTCAAAATACTTACGAACAAAAGTGACAAACATAGGATGGTCTTCCCGTACATAGTCGGGGACCATTCTTTCAACAAAGATTGATAGAAACTTCGCTGGATGTTTTGAAAAATTATCAGTAGCCATTTGTTGTTACACCCATCAAGTTATACTCTGCATCGTTACCTTACTAGTATTTAGTACGAGTAGATTACTTCGGATTGCAGTAATGTCGTTTGATTGAGGTGTAGCATACAAACTAATTACCGAGTTAGTGTCCAGAACTGGTTTGAATCCAATTAACTCAATAATTCCATTTTCATAATCGATGGTGCCTTGTTGTGTGTTTAAGAATATTTCGTTGGCAATATCATACAAGAGAATGTTACCTTGTCCATCGTCAAGGAGTGCGTATTGTGTACTCGATTCTGTATTACCAAATACCGATGATACAGCAGAACCAGGAGTAATAGCATTATCATATTTGAAAATGTAGTTACCAACTGTGTTCGATGCTTGTATAAAGAACTTCTTATAAAATTTTAGGCTAGTCAAGTTATTACTGATAGACGAATCAGTCATATCAATGGTATTAACAAGTCTTGAATAACGCATTGTAACCTTGAATTGAGTAAGTTCGCTTTGAAAAAACTTAGAAATTTGCTCGATAATTTTCGTTTGAATTTCTCCAGCAGACAATGAAGTCAATACTGGGTCATATTTAACTGCCGTTTCAACGTCAATATATGTGTATTCTGGTGCAGTAATAATAGGATTAATCGCCAACATATTATATTTTGACAGGATATCTGTCGTTAACTTTTGTTTTGTTAGCGGACTTAATTCTAATCCGTGCTTAGGTTTAATACAAATGAATACAGCACCATACTGTGGTGGGTCATTATCTTCTCCACCCCAAACAGCAATAGATTCAATGTTTGGATATTTTTCGATAAGTATCGACTTATAATCTTCGGCTGTAACCGCTCTGTCTTGGCGTTCATATGCCCGAGGAGCAGTGTTCTTAATATTATCTGTGCTTTCTCGTGCAGAACCCAAGGAAGATATATCTACCGTGTCTACAGTAACCTGTGACGATGTATAGTTGACATCAATGGTTGATTCAAGAGAAAATGTTTGTTCACTAATGGTTGATGAATAGTTACCGTCTCCGCCCTTCGTACTTAAATAAGTTACTTTAATTACTTGATTATCACGAGGCCTTTTACCAAAGATACCATTACCGAAATAAATTTCACTAATACCATCTAATCCTTCTTGAAGAAAGAAGTTAAGAGATTCACTATTCAGTTCAGAAAGAACTTGATTATTATCCCACGGCTTATCATCAACCGTCATAGTGATTGTTGACCTATCACACGTATCATCATTAATAAAGAATTTTTGTACCTCTGATACAGCATCATATGTCCACTCAAGACCTTTGATTGTGCCTTGATGAAGTTTAATTTCACCAGAGAACTCTCCGCCCTCGTCAGCAAATATGTTTACTGTGTCTAAGTTTGTAAATGGTGTTGGTACACCATTAATATTAGATACGAATTGTGTGCCCCTTTCACAAATAATATAAGACGGGTCAAAGCCAGTCGTATTGAAAGTCAATTTGATAATTGATTCGGCCGCAGTAGCACTTTTTGGAATATATCCAATGCTTTTTGCGTGAGATACAACACTGTTTCGTAGGGTGGCAGTATCAAGAAATGCTTCGTTGATAGCCATATTCGTGTGGAATCCCATATAATGGGTGGTATATGCCATTACATCTAGCAATACACTTATTCCAGAGCCATCAAAGTCATAGTCCAAGAACTCTTCTTGGCCTTTCATAAACTCTTTTATGTTACTTTTTATGCCTTGAAATTCTAGATTTGATAAATCAAGTGCTTTTGGATTTTCTGTCGCCATATCTCTACTACCTCAATCTGTTTAGGAAGAAGTCCAAACTAATCGGAGACCCCTCATTTATTGGAACATACACAATCGTTACTTCGTAACCATTCCTGTCTGGGTCCGCTGTTACTTTTACTCCTTGTAAGTCTACTCTAGGCTCAAATGTATTGATAGCCTCTTCAATGGCACCTTCTAATATAACTCGTGTTTCAGTAGACATAGGCTCAAAAAGTGAATGATATATGGTTGAGCCAAATGCACTCTGAAATACACGCTCACCACGTTGTGTTCGTATAATGTGTATAATGCTACCATTTATAGCATCTACATCCGAACGCCCAACAATATCATTAGTCATCGGATGAACCAACATATCAAGGTCTACATCCCTATATTTTCTAACTCGTTGTGTTTTAATCGGTGCTGGCATTGAATTTTCCTCTAGTTCTTACTATTTATACTATCCGTTCGTAATTACATTGCCAGAACCTGTTTGATTTGAAGAACCGCAGTCAACTGCATCTCCAATTCGTGCCAGTGCTAGACTATTCACAAAAACATTCGGTGAACCACTTGCTTGAGAGGCTCCGTGAGGAACACAAACGGCACACCCGTGTGGTTGCCACGCATCACCTACTCTATGACACGCCAAACTGTTAGCAAATACATTAGGGGATGCACTCGCATTCTCCCTAGGTGGATAACATCCGTGTCCTGTGCAAATGTCTGTTAATCTTACTGTTCCAGGCATACTACACCAACTTACTAAATGTTAACGATGGTAACTTATCAGTATTAAACGGTGACTCTGAAGGCAGTTTAGATTTTGTATTCACATTCTTTTTATTCGTAAATTTTCCGTGTGATTCTATTGCTTTCCTACCAGATGAACTATGTTCACCACCCTTCTTGCACACCCAAGAGCCATTAGCGTTTTCGCATACTTGTTTAGATTTCGCATTGGTTATATCAAAGGTGCTTCCACTACCAGAGGCTCCTGCGGCCGCTTCAACTGTCGTAGTCCATTTACCTGAATACTTAATACACGCTTCCTTTCCTTGTTCAAAAGGATTAACTATAGTGGCGCCATACTGTGACATTACTACAACTTCAGCAGATTGATAGATATTTCCATCATCGCCAGTCACATATTCACCAGTATTGGTCGCTTCTGCGGCCTGTACTTTGGCTAAGAGTGCTGGAGTATAAAAGGATGGTTCAATTAGTTTATATCCATCTGGAAATCCTAACCCCGTGAAATCACATTGTCCAACTTCTACAGCACCTGCGGTTGCTTTACGTGGTTGACAAGTACAAGTCTCTACATTTGACCAGTCTCCTGTTTTCATTGCTAATTCTACCACTTCTCTACTTTGATGAACTTCTGATATATCTCCACCAATATTAGATAGTTGTTTCTGAACATCTGGTGGAAGTTTAGCGCCTCCAAGTAATTTGGCTGCTCCCGGCAACTCTGCCGCAAGCGTATAAGAAGCCATTGCTAATGATTCAAACGGCATTGGGTCCTTAGGGTCTGGACTATATTTTTGTGCGGTCGGAGGTTTGCTTGGGTCAAATGGTGTTGCTGGTGCACCAGCAAATGCGGCCAGATTAGAAATCGTCTGTCGGGCTTTACTTACAACAACTGGAATATTCGCACCAGATAATGCCGATGAACCACTACTTGCTGGTGGGTCACCTACTATATTGTCGAATACATCTGCTAAACTTTTTGCGACATTACCCATCGCCGCTTCTAATGAACCTGCAACTTGAACTTCGTTGTCAGTCATTTCTTTTTCTTTCCACTCTCCTCCAGTTGCGGCACATTCTCTTTCATTTCTGTTTGCTATAGCCTCTTGATTACCACCATCACACCAGGAAACTTTATGAACCTTTGCAACAGCCAATGGATGTTCTGATACTGCTTTGTGTTCTACGTGGGCCGCGTTGGCTCTAAAACGAGTAGCACTTTCACCAAATGGAGATTTGCCATCTAGTATGCCCTTTGTAAAATCTGTCTTGGCATCTTCTGGTAATACCCATCCAACCCCATTAACATACTCCATTGCAGTCTTGGTGTATTCTGATGTATGTAATTCTTGTCCGATTGGGATTGCGTCTGCAACTTGTCCAAACCCTGGAAGTCCTTCACTAGCGGCCTGTTTTAATTTTGGTACATCAACAACTGTTCCTAATGGTTTTCCTAAGAACTCTCCAAGTGGAATAATAGGGTCTGTAAGAGTAACAGATTGTCCAGTGACTCCTTGATATAACTTAACAATATCATCCATCACTGGTTCAGCGATATGTCCTAACATTCTATTTGTATTAACTAACGCACAAGGGTCAGATGTTGCCAATTTTGCAAATGCGGCCCATTGAGCAAGTTTAGTTAATGCGGCCCCCATAGCATCAACGTCTTTTTGGATAAGGGCGTTGACTTTGCCCATCATCTCGCCACACATATTATTATAATCGTTGACGAGGTTTTGTACTACTGCCGTATTTGCTAGTATATTATTCAGAGAGGAAGCATTAGTGGAATCTTCAATGATTGAACGAACCCTAGAATTTAACTGAGGGAGGTCCCCCATCCCTAGAGCATCATCTATAATCCCTGCGGAATCTAGTAGAGTGGCAAAGCCAGCGACACAATCTGCCATTTCGTCAGCGGACCCAAGGGCCCTTGATAGTTCTCGGCCTGCTTGTTGTATTCCTGAGTTCCGTATGAAATCTGCCTGTGCGCCTAACAAGGCGCCTTCCATAAAGTCACCACAATTAGTCATTCCATCAGAGACATCCTGAACCTGAGTCAGTACCTGCCATATATCCTCGCCATCTTGACCGAATGCTTGTTGAAGAGCAAATTGGTCGACCTTACCTACAATCTGCAAGGATTGAGCGTTATTCCTCATATTGTCTAATGAATCAAAAGAAGGAGACCTTAACTCGCCACCTAGTTTTCCCAACGCATCATTTACGTCAGTAAAGTAACTAGTACCTTGAGCGGACTTAATAATACCGCTTGATTCTATTAATTTTGATATGTTAACTGCCATTTTTTAATGCCCCTTACATAAAAAATACTTGATTAATTCGGGAATAATCTCTAAACATACCAAGTTCTACTTCTGCACTATGAAGAACGTCAGACTGATATAATACCATTCTATTATATTTCATTTCAGCCTCAAATTCGACATTATATTGATTATTAACTTTATCTTTAATATAATTAAATCTCTGTGTTTCTGGCATAATTGCACCTAGTGGCCCGTTGATGACTATTTCTTTCTTCCCCTTTTCCCAGTCGGGCCTCTTATCTGTAGGAATGGATATGTCACCGTTATAACTATACAAATTTGTTCCTCCTGCACACTCATCTGGAGAATTTAAATAAATTACACTTCCGAATTGGAGTCTTGAATGTTCACTAGGTAAATCCTCCCACCAATCTTGATGAGGAATAATACCCATTGGACTCTTTTTTAAAAAAGTATCATTAGTACCATTGACTAAAAATTTTTGTATATTCCAATTACTCCTAAAATCATCTAATTTAGGGATACCAAAGTATTGGTCACATAGATGAAAATATGTGTTATATAATTTTTCCTCTACTTCAGGAGTGTCTAACAAACATCTCATCCCAGGAAATCCACCAACTAAATTCTCCTTATCATCATAAGTCAAAGTCAAAGCAAGTTCTCTAACTTCATCTGGATTCTTGTAAAAATCATCAATAATAATTGCAGTACGTCCTTTAATATCTTTGGTTATCTGTGGTGTAATTTTTTCGTTTGGCTCAAACATAATATAACTCCTATGGGTTTAAGTGTATAACTGACCCCTTAATTGTATGGACTCCACCAGATTCATCTAGTTTTGTACCAACAGTAGATATATCCGTATTCCCTAATATATCAACTGTCCAATTCCCATCTATCTGGGTTATCACATTCCCCTTTACGTGAGTATAATAATCCTTCTCAATTGCCAAATGACAATCTCCATCAACTGTTACGTACATATTACCACCTGGACCTGCACCAGGCAACCCATTCTCGTTGGGCTTAACGTGAACAAAATCATCACCTAATGTTATTCTATAATTGTCTCTTTGTATTTTTGTTACTTTTGTGCCCGTTTCCCGTATCTCTTCAAATGTTCCAGTTCGATGCCATCTCATCATTCGCTCGTGGTCTAATGTATCATCCCACTCTTCAACGTGACCACTCTCTGTTCCTCTTACGTGATTGAACGGATATAGTGCATCAAATGGATTCTCTGGCTCATCCCACGTATCTGAAAGTGCTTTATACACTCCCTTATCTTCTACTCGGCCGCCTTCAGGGTCAAGCGGAGTTGGTTTAGAATCAAATTCTTCTCCTTTAGGTGGAGCCTTAAATGTGCGTCTTGCTCGTCTGTGTGTATCGGGTTCAATTAAATGAGTTTCTTTTGGATAAACGAGGTTCGGGTCGTGAAAGCCAATAGGTTTAGGTGGCTCCATAGGATATCCACCCAACGTACCCATTACAATAGGTTCTTGAGCGTTCTCTCCATCTCTGAAGAATCCAACTACCCACGTTCCTTCTACAGGACCTAGAGGAGTTGTTCCAATACCATTCATTGCCGCGGACGTAAGAGGTTGCATCGGATGTGCCCAAGGCAAATCTTCGACAGGTATGCCTTCAGTAAGTCCTAGTTCTCTCTTTTCTGTGTGTAAGCCAGCGATACGAACCTTCATTCTTCCTAGTTTCATAGGGTCACGTCTATCTTCTACGACACCCGTAAACCAAATAAAACCATCAAATCCCATAAATTGCATAATCTATTCCCTCTTCCTTTTCGGTATTGTTATATCTGGGTCTGAAAAGAACCCATCCTTCATACATTCTAGCGTACACGTATATCCATTGTTAGATATTTTATGATGAATTGCGGACACTAACCAATTACCAGTCAAATACTGGTCCTCAGGTTCATCGTGTGAATGTATATGAGTAGGAATTCTTAACGTAATAACATCACCAGCGTGTATATTTGTATCGCCAGGAATATCAAACTTAACTACATTCGCTCTCATTTCTGTTTTCTTCATATCGTGGAGAGGATAATGACTCTTCTCGCCCTTGTCGTGGATATCATACAAGTAATTATGGCTCATAAATCCACTGTGTTGCCACGTATTAAAGTCAGCAAATTGTTTTGCTTCTGGACCATTTAGACCTATTCCTTCAGCCATTATCTTATCTTTAGGACCATCATATATTACTTCATAAGGTCTCAACCATTTCTCAAGAATATTATGAGTCAATATTGCTGTACCATATCGTCCTGTAGTCTGTCCACCCGATAGAGTAAAACGTGATGATTCAGAGTAATCGTCCATCATTGCGTTATCGACAACGAATCCACTAGGGTCTTGTAAGATTTTAGTGGGCATATTCTTCAATTGTAACAAGCGCCTCGAAGGCTTTGCTTTTAACTCGTCCAATGGGGCAAATTTAAAACCATCATTGTTCTCAAAGAAGAGATAATTAGACTCTCCATTTGCTGAAACGGAGTTACGTGCCAGAAAATTAAGCAATTGAAATGGATTCCAATTCGGCACCACCGTATTTTTCTCGTGTAGAGTAGGAGATACATCAAAGGATGCCCAATTGGGTTCCCCTGCTTCAAACTCTAGAACGTCTGCTCCAACGTATTCCGCTATTTCGGATGCCGTCATCTTCAAAAATGAACGACTTATTTTTATCTTATTGTTCTTTATAAGGTAGGGAGAAACAATGCCTATATCGTATTCTGTGAACTTAGGACTCTTTATACCAGTCGATATTGAATCAATGGTGAATATCTTCTCTAGATTGGTTGTCAGTGGACCAGCGACATTCTCTGTGAGTACCTCAAAATGAACCTTTTCTAGGCCCGAACCAACGATGCCATTCGCCTCTACAAGGCCTGTACCATCCTGAATCTTGATGTTACCGAACATACAATTATTGAATATTGATTCATATATGCTCATTTGGGTAATGAGTGCAGAGATATCCTCTGTCACGGCACCATAACCAGCGTTTGTGAAGGTACAACTCCATTCAGAAGTCGAGCGAGGGTCTAATGTCTCAAACTGATGCGATAAAGCCATAATATATTATTCCTGATGTTGTTGTTTAGTATTTCTCATCCATTCAGCAAATTCCTCTACCACTTTTGGAATGTGTTGTTGTTTGAGCAATAAAACATTTCGTTTTTTGTCATTTTTGTATAGTTCCCAATCTAGATTGGTCACTGCCAATCTATCATTTTCTGGACTGTCTGTCTCATATTGATTGTATTCTGTATCTTCCCAATGGTGAATGTCATATTTGTCTGCATATAACATTTCAGTATAGGCGTATACTTCAGTTTCCCTTTTAACCCAATCATAGAATGGGTCTATTACTTTATTTATTGTACATATAATCCACCAATAATCTTGATTCCCATATGTTTGTTCTGCTAACAATTCGGGAGTCATATCTTCGGAAATTCTTACTGTATAATAAAGTGCTTCATATTTCCTGACAGATTTCAACATATCTATTCTGTGTGTAATGTCAGATATAGTTACTCCATTATATGTCAGTTTAGGAAGTGTTTGTGAATATTTTGGCATTAGTATCCTCCAGTATCTTTCATATCATTTTGAGTAACAATAGCGTTTTCTTTGAGATTGATTGTCAATTGCGTTTCGATAGGTGCTCCATCTTCATAAGCATTCCACGTACCTGTTGGAGTATAGTTAACTTCAACGGATAGAATGAATGAGTCTTTAATCTGAAATAGATGAGGATTTATTTTATCCCCATACCAGAATTCTGCACTAATTGTAGCAGGTATGCCTAGGCGCCCTATGTTTCTCATCGAGTCGCCAATTTGATTCTTCAGTTTTTCTGCTTCTTCCGTTTTGGCCGCACCGATTGCCTCTACTGAGGCCATATGTGCTTCTTTTGAATTGGTGTTTGCTTCACCACCCAGAGGTCCTTTGACAACTGGAGAAGAAAACTTTTTAAGAGCAAAACAAACTTTCTGGATTGCGTCTTGTTCTTCTCTATTCTTTGGAGTCATTCTCCACGAGAGGGTGTGTGACCTTAGACTTGCTCCATCATACACTAATCCCATTTGCTGATTCATAACAGAACCAAGATTCATCTTACCAGAGTTGTTTATACTAGCAATAGATGAAACAAATTCAGCACCTTCATTCCCGGCACCTGCGAGGGCCGCTTTTCCTTGGTCCCAGAATGTCGAACCAACGCCCTTCATTGAACTAAAGTCCATTCCACTGCCCCTATTAATCATCATATTATCGGTTTCATTGTAATTCTGATTATATGCTGTGTTTAAGGTCAATGGCATAGGTAGCCAAATATTTGCTAATAGATAAGTCTTTAATTTATGTGCTTGATGTGGCACCAACTCTTTTTCTGGAGGAACAGGTACCCAAGAATTGACTATTAATCTAGTCCAAAAATTGCCAGCGGATACATCATCCAAAGGAAATTTAAATGAAGCGGGTGCTCCCATTTTCCTATCAATTGTAACAGGTGCTGGAGCAAAGGTTTCAGCAGTATCATAGAGGCCATCGCCTGCGTTTGCACCGCCTCCACGAGATATAAATCCTTTAAATCCTTTGGTTGTTTGGGCCATAGTAGTTTGTTCTCCGACAGTAGATATAATTCGTTCTTAAAGTATTTATATAAATAGTTGTGATGGCATATAAGGGAAAGTACAAAGTTAAGAATCGTGACAAGTATGTTGGTGCTGTAGATAAAGTGCAGTATCGTTCATCTTGGGAACGCAGGTTTATGGTCTATTGTGACATTACGCAACCAAATATTGTGCGATGGAGCAGTGAAGAACTCATATTGCCCTATGTAAGTCCTGTGGATGGTAGAGTACATAGATACTTTCCAGACTTTTGGATTGAGCAAAGGGATGCCACTGGCAGATTATCTAATATGGTTATTGAAGTAAAACCTAAAAAGGAATGTGGACCACCCAAACCACCTAAGAATAAAAATTCAAGAAGTAAGTACCGATATTTAAGAGAACTCAAAACTTGGAAGATAAATGAGGCCAAATGGAAAGTAGCAGAAGAGTTTTGCCGTGACAGAAAATGGCAATTTAAATTACTAACAGAGGACCATCTGGTAAAATAAGATATGGCAGTACAAGTAGCAAAGAAACTGATTCAGATAGCCAAGGGCACCGAGAAAGTCGCTTCAGATGGGCGTAAGTATCGTTATCTTGGTAAACAATGGGGTCGTGTAACAAAAACTGGTAAGACTGGTCAAATGGCCAAGAAGTCTATCGGTAGCGAATTGAGTAATGCAGTACAAAGACCCAAGAAACGGATGTCGAAGGCCAAAGAGGCAAAGAAATCGGTAGCCTGGTTCAAGAAAAAGGTCGGTGATAGTGCCAAGGGATTTAAGAAGAAGGCAGTTCTGAAGCCAGGCAAGATATACACATTCGGATATGATGCTAAACTCAAAGCAATTCTACCGTACTGGGATAAGTTTCCCTTGATTATCGTGCTTGATGTCTATAAAGATGGCTTTCTTGGACTTAACTTCCATTATCTATCGCCTATTGACCGACAGAAGTTCTTTACAAAAATAATGAAGTTTTCTAATCAAAAGGGTGAACCAGAAGATTTTACAGATAAAGCAAGATTCAATGTATCTTGGGATGCAGTGCGAAATATCAAGCACGCCGACAAAATGATACATAAATACTTATATGGACACGTAAGAACGAGCCTATTAGAAGCACCACCGAATGAGTGGGAGAATGTTATATTTCTTCCATATCAGAGATTTGTTGGTGCAAGTGCTAAATCAGTTTGGAGTAAGTAATGAACGTATCAGAATTTAATCACATAGTCTCTGGCGAAGCAGGGGAAATGGGTAGAAATAACCTCTATTCTATAGAGATTTATTTGCCTAGAGGNCATAAGAATGGCGGGATAGGTGGATATTTTGGAGATTTTTATACTGGAGCCGATGAAAACAATACTAAATTCCTTTCTTATAAAGCGAAACAAGTAACCATTCCAGGCAAAAGTCTAGGCACTATTGAAGCAAAACGATTTGGACCTGTATATAAGGTAGCAAATGATTTAATTATAGACACTGTGTCTATGACATTTATGTGTAGTGCCGATTATGCAGAGCATAAATTCTTTGAAGGTTGGATTGCAGGTATTATGGGTGCCGTGGCACCAGGAACAGGAATGTCTGCAGGACAAAAGGCACGCCAATTATATACTGTAAGTTATTATTACGATTACGTAGGACAAGTTAACATTATTCCCCTTGATAGACAAGGCGGTGCTTCAGCAAATATAGTTATGATGGAAGCATATCCAACAAATGTTGGACCTATCGAAATGGCTTGGGGAGAAACAGGAGAGATAGCAAACTTTACTGTGACTTGGTCATTCAAAGATTGGAATCATACTAGTGTTACTGGTTGGAGTGCAGATGGCCGAAGTTCTATCGCAACTGGAGCCAATTATGAGAGTGATGCTAAGTTACAAGATGCAGTTGACAGGAAAAAACGTAAGGATGCTTATCAGTTTGGCGAAGGAGTTGTTCCAGAGTTTAGAGATGCCCCAGGAAATACTGGAGACCTTGGTAACTACGAGCAAATATCCGCTGATGGAACTAGAATAAACAAGGTTCCTCACGAAACTAAGAGAGCGCCCGGCAAAGAAGGAAGTGGTCAGTATACCTAGACCAAAGTGATTATATAATTAAAGCATTATAGGAGATAATATTATGGCTTTACCAAGAATAGAAACACCGATGTACAGTTTGAAACTGCCATCAGATAAGAAACGCAGTATAACATACAGGCCTTTCTTAGTAAAAGAAGAGAAAGTTCTCTTGACGGCAATGGAAGGAGCCAAAAATTTAAAAGGCGGTGAGTTCCAGAACGCTATACGAGAGGTTGTTCTAAGAGTAATTGAGAATTGTACTGACGGAAAAGTAGATGGAAGTAAATTGCCATCATTTGATGTTGATTATTTGTTCTTAAATATTAGAGCAAAAAGTAGAGGAGAAGTGATTGAACCATCCTTTACGTGTAATCAAGAGATTGATGGAAAGAAATGTGGACAAATAGACAAATATCCAATTCAGATTGATGAGATAAAGGTTAATTTTCCTGAGAAAGATTACTCAAAGGTAATGATAACGGATGATGTTGGAATGCAATTCAAATATATGTCCACTGAAGAGGTAGCAGTCCACGATGGAGAGTCCGATAATGTTGAAAAGATGTTCAAGATTATTATCGATTCAATAGATTTTATATTTGATGCCGAGAATGTTTATAAGGGCAAAGAGACATCCAAAGGAGAGTTAGTTCAATTTGTAGAGAATTTACACGGAGATGCGTTTGACCAGATTAAAGAATTTTTTGCTAACCAACCATCATTGAAACACGAGATTGACTATAAGTGTAGTAAATGTGGACATAAAGAACCAGTCACCCTGGAGGGGCTGGAGGATTTTTTCGGCTTTGCATAAGTTATGATACGTTAGTTAATCATTATAAGACTAACTTCCAACTTATGCAACACCACAATTATTCGCTGTACGATTTGGAAAATATGATGCCATACGAAAGAGAAATTTATGTTAAACTTCTTTCTGATTGGCTTCAAGAAGAAAAAGCAAGACACGATAGTAGACCTATGAGGGGATAAGGATAAGATATGGCTAGTACAATGGAAACTTGGGCGAAAGTAATGGCCGCTAAGGGCGTACTGAAGGGTGGTATCGAGGGTGCTAATAAACAAATGTCAAAATTTGGTGTCCAAGGCCGAGTTGATAAAATTACTGCCAAACAAGAAAAGGCAGAAGCGAAAAAGGCTCTTAAAATAAAGAAAGAGGCCAATAGAGCATTCTTACGTGAACACAATAGCCTTCTTCAGGCAATGTACGATAGAACTCACGGAATCAAAGAGACTACTAAAAAAGAAGAAGAAGCCGCGGACAAATATGTAGAAGAAGTCGATGAGGCTGTAGCGGCCGTAGATAAGGCTGGCGGAGATGGACCTAAACGTAAAAAAACTGGCGGTCGTCAGAAAGGCACTCTCAATAAACCTAAAGAAGATATTGCACCATCAAGTGGTGGAGTATCAGTTGAAGGCGAACAATTAGGGTTAGATGAAGCAACTGCTATGTATGTTACCGATTCTGGATTGACGGCTCTTCTTGATATTCAAAGAGAAGAATTACAATTAGACAAAGAACGGTCACAAAGAGAAATCAAAGCAGAAAGACGGGCACTGGAAGACCGTAGAGATAAGAAAAAAGGAAGTTTGATGGGAGCAATGAAAGGCAGTCCATCTCTAAACAAAAAGGCCAAGCCATCCTGGATTGCTGAAATAGGCAAAAACTTATTGAGTCTTGGAACAAAATACTTATTACCAATAGTCACATCCACAGCAGGTCTTATAGGTCTTAAAAAATTCCTGCAGGGTGCTAATAATGCCGATGAGATTGTTAATGCTACCAATAAAATAGATGAATTGGCAAAAGGCGTATCAAAGATTACTCCACATATTGATGATGGATTAAGGGCTGGTGTTAAAGCAACTAATATGGTTAATTATGCCGATGACCTTGCGTCAATAGGAAACAAATTTGATGATGTAGCAAAAACAACACAACTAATGAATAAGGCGCACCTTGCAGATGATTTCGCAGGGCTGGCAAAGCAAATTGATAATGTGCCAACTGGTTTAGCCAAAACATCACAACTGGTCAATTATGCCGATGATTTTGGTAGAATACCTGGCCAAGTTTCAAGTGCTACATCTAATTTAGCCAGAAGCAATCAAATTCTCACTCACGTTGACGATTTTGGTAGAATACCAGGCCAAGTAACAGGTGCAATAGACGGTGCTACAGACCTCGCAAGAGCGGGTACATATGTAGACGATTTTGGTAAAATACCAAACCAAATTAAAACAGGTACATTAGCCGTTCAAAGTACATTAGAGGCGGGTGTAAAATCGAGCAACGTAGGAAAATTATCTACAGCAATAGATGGTCTCTCTGATGCTTCAAGGACTATATCAACCACAATCTCTGGCACTGCTGGTAAAATTGATAATGTCGCTGTAGGAGTACAAGGAGTTTCAGGAAAATTATCTGCTATGGATGACTTTGCTAGACTTGCCGCTGGTAAAGCCGATGATGCGGCCAGAGCCGCGACACTTGCTCGTAATATTGCTCAAGGCGTACCCACAACGAATCCAACTGCAGGCGTAGGTGTCATAGATGATGTTGTAGATGCAGGCGCTAGTACGACAAGAGCCATAACCGCAGGTGCCGATGCTACTGGTGATGCGGCCAGAGTCGCTGCCCAAAATGCTGAAGAACTCGCAAAGACACTTAAATTAGGTGCTAAAACAGGTACTGGGCTTTTAGGTAGATTTGCTAAGATACTAACTCCGTTAGATATTTTCAATAAAATGGGTCAAGGGCAAACACTCTTTGAATCAATTGCTAATATGGGAGTAGAACTTAGTTCAATGGCTGTCGGTGGTACAGATTGGGCCGCAGAAGGATTACAGAAGTTAACTGGTTTAGGCAGTGGTGAAGGATTTATAAAAGAAGGTGCCTGGGGTGATTCCTCAAGAGCCCTTGAAGTTGGTGATGTGATGGGCAATAAAGATAAATGGCAGACTTCTTATCTCGAACAAGGAATAAATTCAGCGATTGCGTGGGGTACAGGCACAGAAAAGACCGAGAACGCTAAAACTTGGACAGCAGAACAAGAGGAACTGGCCAAGGCCGCAGACGCTGGAGGGGCAGTCAACGTTGGATATGGACGAGGCGAGATTGATGATTTAGAAAAACTTACACTATTGGACCCGAAATCACTACAAGCACTTCTTGACTATGAAGTTTGGTCAGATAAAGATATGAAGATGCTTGAGGACCTTAAGAGAGCCAAAGAACAAGGCGTATCAGTTAAGTATAATGATAATGGATTTTGGGGTAAAGAAGGTGTTGATTTTGGTCCAGGAATGACGAACGGTAGCCCCACAAATAATGTAGGTGGTGGCAGACAAGCAGAACTAGAACGACTATCTGGAGAAATGCAAGGCGCAAGGTCTGATGAGGCTTATAGAGCCTTTGAAAATGAGTTTATGAAAGTAAAGGCTATGACGCCAGCAGAATTTGATGCTCTTACTCCAAATGCTGAACTACAAGATACTATGAATGCGGCCGCAGTTAATCCAGGTTCTATATTTACTCACGATATGCACGTAGAAAAAGCATTCCAGAACTTTACTGGAGGCAAAACACTTGGCTCACTAGAGGCTATTCCAGCAGGTTATTTAGACCAAGCAACTGTTACCGCGGCAATGAGAGACAATAAATCAGGTTCAGGCGCCCAAATCTTGACCAATGCTCCACATACAAGTATAGATAATAGTACAAAACAAGTTATTAATCCTGGTTCTACTGCACACGCACCGGCACAACCTTCGGGTAGCGGTCATATGGGCATTAGCACTCCAAGAGGATAACTTTTATTATAAATATACTATAATGGAGAGATTTAAAACATTTTTAGATGAAAGACCCATTTTAAACGCCAAGAAGGCGGTGCCAGATAGTGCTCCGACTTTGAAGAAACTAGCAAATGGAGTTTTTGGACAGAAAATTAAAGCAATGTCATCGTCAGAGCGTGCCGAATTGACAACTATTCTTCAGAAATTGATGGATATATTGCACACCAAATAAAGGGACCGTAATGAAAAATGAAGAAGAAGTAATAAAAGAGGAAGTGAGCCTCGTAGAAGAAACTCATAATGATAATATCGGCACTGCTGATTTCAGTTTTAACTCTCTAGTTAAAGCGTTTGAAGAATTGCCAACATTATCTCTAGCAAGAGAAGTATCATCCGTCGTTCCGATGAAATATTCAACGGGACAGATAGTTAATATTCGCAGGCAAGGGAGTACTAATTCCTTTGAAACTGTAGTTGCTAATTTGACAATAAACACTGCCACTACTAATCCAATCCAAACTGGTATTTCAGTAGAAGTAATACAAGATTTACAGAATCAGTATGGATTAGATGGATATAAGATAGCGGCCAATTTGTTAAGAGGTATTGCTGATAATGACGAAAACACTGCGTTTTTGGCCTTCTTGTCAGCCAACTCTCTAGCGACCCCCGTACTTACTTTGTCAGACGCCACTTCGGCAGAAACATCACTATTTGAAATTACTCAACGTGTTCAGGAACTTGTTATCAAGATGAACACTCCTAGTTTCAGAACTTTTGATGCTTTTGTTGTTCTTCCGTACAAGAACGCCGCAAGTATTTCGGCACTTAGTTCTTATGTTCGTGAGAAAGAATTAACCGAAGAAAGACTAATAGTTAATAAAATCGGCAAGACAAAGTATTACGTTAATCCTGACGTTGCGGCGACAGAAGCCTATGTTGGCTTGTCAGACCACGACAAGAATAGTCTTGGTGCGAGTTCAGTTATTATGGGAACTTTTCCACAAGAACTGCTAAGGTCAGGAGTTCAAGGGACTTTCCAACAGAATGTTGGACTCTTGAATCGATATGCAACTGCCGTTAACCCATTAAGCACCGCTGGTGCTGAAATGTTAATGTCTTTTGTAGTAGCATAATGTACCCAGTTTAAGTAGCGATTGCGCCATTCGTGTAATATTTCGCTACCTTAGGGCACAGTCATTAAAAGGGTATCACTTCGGTGATGCCCTTTTTTTATACTAAAAAAGGGAGCCCCTAAAGGCTCCCTTTTCGTTTCGAGAATGAATCCTGACGGACTATGCTTCGGCTAACTTGCTGAAGTAACTCATAGTATCATCTTCATCCACATCCTCAGTTGCGCCTTCAACAAACGGACTTTCGTCAGAAGCGATTTCTGACACCGTTCTTTGAGGTGCTGATACTGATTCGGCAGTGAAGGATGAAGTATCCGCAGAAGCGCCGATTACTCGGGCGAACTTCTTCTTCAACTCATCATAAGATTTAAACTTATCTTCAGCAATCTCGGCTTCGAGTGAATAGAGGCCGTTATATAACGTCTCCATTTCTTCTTCACTTTCTAACCATTGAGATGGCTCTTCAAAGCCAGACTTGTCATACTTCACGAAGCCATCTGCTTTGCGGGCCTTCAGTTTGAAGTTAGAACCGTTAAATAGATTAAACACATTAACGGGACTTTCATCTTCAAATTCAGGTGCACCAGCGGCCTGTATCATATCGAAAATAGACTTACCATACTTGAAGAGGAATACTTTCCCTTCATTTTCTGGATGTGCTGGGTCTTGAACAACATAGATGTTCGAGATATACTGGAGTCTCCTCTTTCTGTCTCGTGCAATCTGTTTGTTGCTATCGATACCAGAATTCCACAACTCGGAATTGGCTTCAGAAACTGGGTCCTGATTACCAATAGTTGTGAGAGAATTCTCGATATACCAGCCACCTTTACCTTTGAAACCGTGAGAGTAGATTTTCACGAATGGAAAATCTTCTTTTTCCGGGGAATCAAGGAATCGGATAATTGCATACCCGTTGCTTGATTTATCACGTTCCAACTTCCAGTAACGGTCGTCTACGTATGACTGTTTTGCACCGCCACCGGCGGCACTCAACTTGTCCATCATTGATTCTACGTCCTTTTTTGATTTAGAACGCTTTTTCAGAGCGGCAAAACTCATAATACTTCTCCTATTGTTTTGTTTAGATTAAAGGTGTGACCACACTATGCAGTCACTTACCTAGTTATTCTAGTTTTTTAAAAGCCTACGCTTTAGCACTCGGTTCAGCAACTACCTTTAAATCAGGATTGCCTTTACCGTTTGTGGGAGGTGTTCCCTCTGTAGGTGGAGTACTGTTACGTACACCAGATACTGGCTCAGGTGCTTCTGGGCCATCCATCACCGACTTAATCGCTTGAGCAAAACCTGCTCTCGCCATTTCAAGTCGTTGAACTTCCTTGTCAATCGAAACAAGATGCTCGATTGCAATCTTTGCCACGTTAGGCAAAGAATCCACATCAAAGTCTGCTCCGTCGATTCGTACAGTATTTTTCTGTACTATTTTTTCTTTATCATCAGCCATAATCTACTTTTCTCCAGTTGTATTAATTCTAATTGTATTTATAAGCGTTATTATACACTATCTACCACCACTTGTCAACCCTTTTTTAACATTATTTCAATGTTTTTTGCATATTTCTGCACTTCTAATTGGGCGTGACTATCCGTCCTTAGGGCAATGAGCCTATTATAGGCATCTAATGATGCTGTTTCCACAAACTCTGTATACATCGATTGTGGCAATAAACTCCTTGCCTGCTCTGGACAAATTCTCTCTTCTTCTATCAATTCGTTATATTTCGATTGGACTCCATAGGTTGCGTCTGCTACCCATCCGTGCATATCTTTAGAATACTCGTGTACCTCAGTACTGGAACCCTGCTTGACATTATCTGCCTGAAGTCTCCACTCGTGAGGAATAAAGAAATCTGGAGTATGGGAAACATATCGTCTTGATACTTCGTTTCTCGTGAACCCAATTTGATGTTTGTACCATTGTCTCGCAACAAAAATAGGCATTTTAATTCTGAACTGGGCCACTTGTAGTTTTTCAGGTGCCCATCCAAGACCACTAAATAGTTCCGTTTTGTTCCACCAAGGGTCATTTGGCTTAGACAACATTGCTGTCCAATCATTGACCAGATGCTTATCGACAGTATGACCTTTGACATTAAATGCCATAAGCGATAGCGTATTAGAATTCCACATCCGTTCAGATAGAACATTATGCTTTATGAAGGCATATAGCGAACCCCTTTCATAGAAATGAACCATACCTTCAGCGGGCAAATGAAGATTCATTTCAATAATGGCTCGTACAAATTGTTCATCCTGCGATTTAGAACACCAGACTAGATAGTCTGCTACACTCATTTTCCTCTCAAGTAAATATTGAGAGTGCGAAAACGGTGTCCAGTGTTTATGTTTCGCCAGATAGTTGATAAGGCCAGTGTCTTTATCTGTTAACTTTTGTGTTGATTTCCCCATAGAAACTCGGGCGGAATTAACAACTTGTAAGTCAGACGGAGCCACTGGAAGAAGTTCTATTGAACTAATTCCATCTCCAAGAGGGTCACATTTTCTCATTTTTTACCTGCCAAATATTGTGGTTGGGCCTTTACTTTCAGCCATTTGCATATTCGTTTCAACATCTTTTTCATCATTTAATATACTCCTGATTTGTTCTTCCACCCATCCACTCCCAGAGCGACCACCCCCACCTATCATCGACCTTGTGAAAGTCTGGTTTATTATCTACACGATAACAGATATCTCCAAGGTTCAATTTAATCTCACCCTCTCTAGGCGTTGATGTACAGCCATAATCTGTTTCTCTAATTGTGTAAGCGTATCCTTTTACAGATACGTGGCCTGGTACTTCATTAACCTCTACTGTTGCTGTGCCTATCATTCCTGCTAGAATTGTTTCAAGTAACATCGTTTACTGGTACGTGTCCTTCCTGCAATAATTGTTTAGTTTGTTCAGTTGCGTTAAGCATATCAATTAACATATCATAATCTTTCCGTGCTTCGTGTACAGAACCATATGTCAATGTCTGGTCTACTACAACTCCGTCTAGTTCAAATTTAATTACTAATTCCTCACCTCCAGGATATGTCATTCCCTTTAAGGTCTTTCTCGTTAGATTGAGGTCAGTCGTTTGCTGGTCATTTAGTGTTGGCATCAAATATCTCCTTCATAATTTTAGTGTATTTTCCACTATTTAGATTTAAAAATTCTGCGTATCTATTATATCTATATTGCTCTGATGGAAAGATATATGAGTCTTTTATCTGCTTAGATATCTTCTGGCTGAATCCCAGAATCTTATCCATAATAATATAACTCTCTACCTCAATCATCTTTTGCTGAACGAAACGAAATATAATAGGATGTTCGCCATCTTCGACTTCAAACAATCTATCAAATCCTAATCCTCGTACTATTAGGAAATCATTCACTTCTTTCAGGTCCTCCTCAAATATATAACTTAACGATTGTACTCGTTTTTGCCAGTGATGATACACATCCTCCGACTCTTTCGAGTGCAAGTCTCCTATCCAGACTTCATCTCCGCCATAGTGAGCAAAATTGGCCACATAATATTGGAGTAAGTCTTTACTCTTCCGCTTCCCTAACGCTTCAAAAAAGTATCTATCGCTACGACTTTCATATGCTTTGACGGTTATATTGTTTAATTTACCGTTGTATTTAACATAGTTATAGTCGTTTTGTAAACTGAAATGTTGCTTTAGAGAAACATATAATTGATATGCTTCAAATCCAGTCACAAGGGCAATACACTCCCTTTCTCTTCATCGTCTTTAATAACATTGTTCGCAACCGCTTCCTTTGTTACTTTCTCAAGGAATGCTGGTGAGATTAACTTTGCTACTTGCTTTGGTTCCAACTGGTGTTCAGTCATATATTCAACCATACAATCAACATATGATAATCCTGCCTGCATTCGCTCTTCGATTAAAACTTGGAACGCTTGTTGCTTATTCACTTTTCTCATAATTTATAATTTCCTTTCGGATTCCACCAATTGGGTCATCAATTTTCACATCACATATATCTTGTTAGGGTACTTTCAATTTTATTTAAATCTGTATATAATACTGCCTTATTGTTTTTACTATCTCCATTATATTTTGTTTTATATGCGTGGCAATTTCTACAAAGTGTTTGTATATTATCAGGAACATTATTCCACTTATCAGAATCTATATGGTCCATTTCTAACATACAAGTATCTTCAATTTTTGCTTCACATACAATACCTAATCTTCCCTCTGTATTCTCACAATAAGTTTTCTTATGTGGTATAACACCAGGTCTATTACGAAATCCACCGTGGCATTTATAACACTCCGCTCTAATATCATATGTACCGTTTTTATTTATCCTTCTTGTCTGTACAACTCTTCCACATCCTTCGTTGATACAGATTGGTCTAAATTCTTTATAATGATTTTTCTTTATCAATTTCATAATTTATAGTTTCCTTTCCCTGGAATTACATTTCTAATTCCTCCAACTGGGTCCTCTACGTCACCCCATCGTCTTGGTATCATATGACAATGTGCGTGAGGTACTGTTTGGCCTGCGGCTGTCCCAGAATTGAAGCCGATGTTAAATCCTTCAATAGATTCATCGTTAGATATCAGGTGTTTTTTTAGTCTGTTTAGAATGCGGATAAGCGCCAACATTTCATCACCATATAATTCAAATGGGTTATCGATATGTCGGAGGGGGATAACAAGGATATGATTTTCTGTGACTGGATACTGGTCGTAGACTGCTATCCATTCGTCATTGAATCCAACTGTTATGTCGTCCCTACGTTGATTGGGACCATACATAAGGTCACAAAATGGGCAGGGTGGTTTATCAGGCAATAGGGCCGAGAAAAAATCATTTTCATTCATCATATAATCATTATAACACAAAAAGGGTTAACGGTCAAGTAGTTCTTTGCATATTTTTTCTCTATCTTCAAAACTTGTGTCTGTCTCCCAACCCTTGATTTCTGCTAGGGTTCTCTTACAGGTCACACAAGCGGTCATCGCTTCATTCATTTTACAATGTGGGTCATCCTTTCCAACGCAAGGCGATTCTGCCACGCATTGGGAAATAAATTTTGTTATTGATGCTTCGCTCATATTAGGTCTCCAACCGCTTTAATGCTTTCTTCAGAAGTGTATGCACGGTATCGCTATTCCATCCAAACGTATCGATATACTCACATAGGATTGGGCACTCTTCTTGGGTTATTTTCTTATACTCTCGTAAACGGGCATAGGCCGCCATATACGTATATCTCTTCAGTAAATCTAGAGCCACGTCATTGGCATAGGCGTCAATCTCATCTGGGTCGCTTAGATAAACAATACGCTTATCTTCCTCACTTAGATGGTCATCATAAATTGGATAACTCTCACCGCCTTTAACTATAAATCGTTTCCGACTTTGGTCTCGATGTATCATTTCGTGTGCGATAGTTTGTTCCACTTGATGTGCTAAAAATTGCCAGTCTGTATTATTTATGCAAATGGGCTGGTCCTCAGAGTGCATTATCAACTGGAGTTCGATATTAATCAGGTCGATTGGGTCGTCAAATTCTTCAAAATCCCACTCCTGAGCCTCAAAAAACCCACTAGATGTGATTTGGTTTTCACCGATTTCATCTAGTGGGTAAGTTGTAACTTCAACTCCAAGGTCTTCAAATTGTTCCGTGAAAATGACCTTGATTTCGTCTGCGTAACGTGGTGTGTTAATCATCTGTGGTGCAATATTCATCAATCTTGTCTTAATTTGAGCATCATTTTTATTAAGTAACATCTTCACCTCACTTTCATACACATTATATCATCGCACCTACCAAAAGTCAAGTATTTTTTCGATTAATTTTCGTCTCCGTGGTCGGACCGAGGCACGAAATTATACTCAATATGAGCGGTTCTCCTAGTTGCCTCTATGCTGATATCTTGGAATTTGAATGACGATGGAGACTTAACGATTTCAAACACATATTCTGCCTTATCCTCCAAGACCGCATTTGACGCCGCCTCATAGTCAAATTTCTTCCAGATATCTTCGTGGAAATAGTAGAGTTTCCTGCCTTTTTCAAGCGTTTCATATAATTGATTCCCAATACTAACCGACATTATTGCCTCCCATTGATAAACATTCGCCATTGGCGACACAATCTCCATACCCAGATTCATAATCTTTGTAATATGTTTCCCAATTATAGGCTCCGTGGGCAGGTTTCTTCTGCATAGTCTCATTCCCTTCGGCTGCCACCCAGCCTGCTACATAGAACTTTGACTTGGTGCGTAGATATTCTTCTCTATTGCTTGCCTTTACTAACATATACTTCCTCGCTTGTGATAATACTACTATTATACACGAATATGGCAACAATGTCAACCCCTTTTTTCAAATTAATCTTGCGTCCAGGGCCTTTTGATGAATTGGCCCACGCCTTGGACCTCTCTAGTACCAGACTCTTCTTCTTCCTCGAATAGAATCATAGTAATGAGACTATAAATTGCCATATCCATTAGAGTGTCCTTAATGGATTCTTCCTTATATTTGAACTCACCCTTCTTAATAAAGTTACTGATTCGGGCATACTTATCGCCCATACGGACTACAGAACCTTGCCACGCTGGAATGCCAGATAGTGCCGACAATCTAAAATTGGCAAAGATATCATCATTTGCACCATAATCGTGTTGTTTCTTATCGTGCAATTCTTTTATTTCCGCTAGGATTTCGTGAAACCTTCGGCTTTGTTCAGACATCATTAAACTCCTTTGGAACAGTTATCGTTATGTTGAATGTTTATAATTGAGGCAGGATTCATCAATAATTGATTTTCCTGATGTAGTAACTGCATTTCATTTAGGGTATCGGTGAAATCTCGCTCGTGATACTCTACTGCAATTTGCCGTATCATCTTCCTGGTAAGACTGTATTTCTCGCTTAGATGCTTTTCTATTGTCTGCACATCTAGGCACAAATCATCAATCTTCCTTAATAGGTTGGAGATTTCCGCTAGGGGGTATTCGAGTTTTTCCACTTCGAGTGGTATATAATTTCTATCTTGTTGCTCACTGGTCATAATCATTTCCTTCGTCTGAAAAGTTTTCATACCAAGATTCCATCCCTGGTTGCATACCTTCACAATCAATTTTCACTGTCAATTCTACTCTGGCTCGGTCTTTAATAACTGGGTCGACCGCAAGAACTAGACAGCATTTCTTACAAACAACATCCATTTTATCCCACGTCATTGACGTTGCAATGGAGGGAAGCAAATTAATTGCTTGATGTTGGGCACCACTCTGGTGGGGATGAGAGACTTTGAAGTCAACTCTATCTCCACAAGACGGACAATACACCATTACTGTGTCTTGTTCTGGCTCCTTGTTCTGTGCTTCTGCATAATCTGATGGATGAATAAAATGTCCCTCTAACATAATAACTCCTTTCGTGATTAATGTTCAGCCGTTAATTCTAAAATCTCCTCTGCTCCTTGATAACCAAAGTATAGTGCCAAGCAAATAAAGAAATACTTACTGTATTGAAACACTGCTTTGGTAGGTACCTTCTCGATACCGTGTTTCATTATCTGATAAACTCTGAATAATATTAATAGTCCTGCAACTCCACCAATGAATATTGGTAATTGGTCTGTGGCTGTGCTTGAGAATAGGGCCGCATAAAACAGAACTATCTCAAATCCTTCCCGAAGTATAGCGATGGTGACTGCTAGAGTGAGGGCCAAGGATGACCATATACTCACATCTATAGGACTTAATTTAGATACAATATCTTCTTGAAAGTGATTGTATGCACCGTGGCACCAGACTGCTAGATAACCTAATACACCAGCGGCCAATAGCATCGTGCCTGCTTCAAAATATTCTTCGTGGTCGTGTGTGAGGCCTGCAATGAATTTGAATCCCATTGCAACTCCTATTGATAATATGACACCAGCCCCTATACCGTACCATACCCATTTGTCTTTATCTTGTGTGCGAAATCTCCGCAAATACGTGAAGATTAACATCACGATTAACATTGCCTCAAAACCTTCTCTCAATATTATAAAGAGACTCCCCATAAATGGGGCTAATATTTCATTGGTCATACTTTTCCTTTTCTATTTACAACTTACCTAGGTATTTAGTAATCATTATAATTATAACAGCCCATCCAGCACAGGTCAAGACAATACTCCACTTAAATGTCTTGAAGAATCCACCATTTTCTTCATCAATATTTTGTGCTTTCTGGTCGTAGTAATCTGTCACCTTTTCAGAGCCCCATACTTTTCTCATATTTTTCTCCTACATTATACACTACAATGGTGCGGTTGTCAATGAAGAAATTGGGACTAGAATGCCCCTAGATGTATCATTGTCTCCACCTTGTACTTTTGCCTTCCTGTGTTGTAAGACGGTCTCCTTCATATCAGCCACTGTACGGGTGATATTAAAACAGAACTTATTATCTTTATAGAAATTCACGCTCCAGTATTTTGCCTGTGTAGTACATATGCCAGAAGGCTTTCCTCGTGATTCTGTTTCCACGAAATGATTACCAGTTCTGGTCCAGATATCTCTCTCACTCTTGACTTCTGTTTTATCTCCCGCTACTATGTCGGCGACTTGATTCTCGCCGACTTGACCCCATTTGAGGTCATATCTAAAATCTGCATTATGGTCCATAACTAAAACATTCTCCACGGTAATATAGTATATCCCACTAGACCAAATATATATTCAAACACACATATTATCACCAGTCCTGCGCCAATTTGCCAAGCCCAGTATTTCCATCCAGTGAGGGAATCAGCCCACGCACGAATGCGAGAGTTCTCTGCTTTCTCCATCAACTTATAACGATTCGCTAGATTCTTTGCCCATCCTCCTGTCAACCAAGAGATGATAGCAATCATCTGCTTAAAGGGCCACCAGATTATTTTAAGAATATTATGGACCATATTTTACCAGTTTCGCTTTTTCCATTTCCAGATATTCTTCGTTCAAACGGTTATTCTCGTCAACGAAAAACATTGAGAGAAAATTGGCCATAAGACCAATTGCGGCAAAGCCGACTATTACATACGCTATTAAGATTTCCATAACTTACTCCTTAAATAGTTAATTTATCAATCTAACGTCTATTATACAGATATTTAGGGGCTTTGTCAACCCTTTTTTAGTGTTTTTTTACAATTTTCTTCTATATAAATAGTTATAAAGAGGAGTATGTAAAAATATGTTTGGAATACCATTAGAAGTCATATCAATGATTGCATCCACTATTCTTGGTGGATATATGAAAATGAAGGCAGACGCCAGAGAGGATGAGCACCACAGGTCGATGCTAACACTCAAATTGTTGAAGGTGGAAGAATCAAGTAGGAAGTCGGCAAGGCAACTACAAACTAAGTCCGCTAAGTGGGCGAGGAAGTTTATTGTAGTATGTTTAATGACTATGGCTATGTTTATCTTGGCCGCACCTATGATATTTAATGAACCAACAAATGTATTGTATGAAGTTACTCACGGATTTAAATTATGGCTATTCGACTTTACGTGGAAGAGCCAAGAGTGGAAGACTCTGACAGGAATTGTTACTCCTGACTGGTTACCATTCGCAATAATGAACGTGCTAGGTTTCTATTTTGGAACTGCGGCCGTAACAAGACGAAACTAGAGGAGAGATAATGTATGATTTGATGATTCAATATTGGCAATTTACCCTGGTCGGAGTGATAGTGGCCATTGCGGCCTTACTCACCTGGATAATGGGAAGAAGTTTAGCATCGGAAGTAAGAGGCATTCAATTTTCTATTAAAGAAATGCCTGAAATGAAACCGATTCCGATTAAAACTTATGGAGCGGGATTTTGGAAAGGTATATGGATATGGTTGACTGTGACACGAAAGTGGGAGTTGACTAAAGATTTTATATATAAGATTGATAGACGTTTATACGTTATTCCAAAAGGATTTATATTTGACGGAGCATCCGTCCCTAAGTTCTTTAGGAGTTGGTTATCTCCTATGGGAGTTCTACTAATTGGGGGCCTTGTCCACGATTATGGATATAAGTACGAAACTCTAATGTATACTAATCTAAAGAATACAGTCGGAGTTAAAGACCAAAAATGGATGGACGAGACTTTTAGAGACATCAATATTAATGTAAATGGATTCTTTGTGATGAATTACTTGGCTTATTATGCACTGCGTTTAGGTGGATGGCTAGCCTGGAATAAACATCGAAAGAACAACTTACGTTGGGAGGACTCAATCCATAACAGATGAGTAAGCAATCACGCCAAAAGATGCGGCGTAGAAAGAGGAAAGCACTACGCCAGGAACAACTGATGTTCACGAATAGGAATAATGATGATGATGATGA